ATAGACGGCACCCATTGCACCAGCAAGTACTTGAGTACTTAAACCCTGTGCTTGAACTCTATTAAAGAGTCCAGTCACGATCATGCTTGGTTCAACAGGCTCACGAATAAGAATCTGCAGAGACTTCTGAAGCAGAGGCGTAATCTCCGAAGAACCAATCGCATCGCGATTGGCTGGAGAGATAGTCTCAGCAAAAGTCTTCCAAGAAATTTTCTCGTCGCGATCTGGCAACTGTCCTCGATTTACAAACAAGTCCGCAATATATCTTGCGGCTGCATTCTCACCAGAGGGCAGAGTCAGTTCACGACCATCAGTTAATTTGAGGTTCATTTTATAACTCCTTAAAGCTTAACGTTAATGATTGCAACCTGATCGGCTACTGTCTCTGGAGACAGAGTGATTAGGTCAGTGAAGCCCTTGGTTGCAGTACCAGGCATTTGGGCACTTGAGGTAAAGGAAGATCCATCCCAGGCTGTGCGTACTCTATCGAGCAAGCCCTTGGGCTGGCTTTCAATTGCAAGAACACGGCCGATGGTGTCGAGATGAAGGCTAGCAGCAACAGAATCATCTGCTGCGAGAATATTAACTGCAGTAGACTTAATGAAGTTACTATACACATCGTATGTAACATAGTCACCAGGAACAATCTCACCAACACAGCAGACCTGTCGCCAACTAGTGGATGCTGTACCAGCGTAGTGGTAGTAGCTTATGGTGCCTGTGGCAGCATTTGTTGTACCGTCAGCAGAGTGAACAAATATGATCCCCACTTCGCCATCAAGATACCAGTCGCCAGCCTTAGAAAGCTTATTGTAGCTAGAACGCTCTCGAATCAAGACACTTGCTACAGAAGAAGTAATCGGGGTGCGATCAGTATTCGCAGCAACAGGATTATGCTTGAGTCCATACCCTACAACATAGGCTGCTGGGGCTAGGTCAGAATACCGAGGAAGTCCAGCGAGAAGGGTCTGCGAGATGAAAAGCTCATCAGTAGCGTCCTGGCCATCTGGGAAAAACTCACCAGCACCGCCACCCAATGAATAAACTTCGGCGCTTCCCGAAGCAATAACACCGGATGTTGCAATAGTAGCTACTGCACGAGGTACCTGCATCTGGATATCAGTCAGGAACTGCACTAGGTGCTGCTTCTGATAGTTAACCTTGCTAAGCGTCTCGGCAGAGTCTCCAGCCCAGACATAAACGTCATAAGCACAAATACCAACTGGATCTGAGAAGAAAAGATCTGTAACCAGGATACAGTCAGCAGCAGTACCAGGACTGAAGGTGGTAGCTGCGGCCCAGTCGCCATCAGCTACTTCTGACTCTGCAACAAAGCCGCGCTCAACAACCGCAGTTGCGAACTCCGTTAGTGAAACAGTCTTTGCAGCTGTTACAGCAACACCAGTTGTAATATCAATTACACCTGCATCGACATCTGCTTGCACATAAGTAAGGATTGTACCAGCACCTGCTTGGCATACCTTTTTGAGGCCAGCCGGAGCAATACGCCCCTCGCGAGTAAGGCATACTACCTTACCACTAGAAATTGTGAATGAGTCTTTACTCGACTCGCCAGTCCAGACGATCGGTAACCAAGCTGCGGGCTTCCACTCTCCAGCAGGAACCGACACATTTGGCTGGACCTTATTATTTGGAGTGATGTTATCGAACACATCAGTCCGGGTCTTGAAAGATCCCGAGAATCTTTTGATTGCCATTTTAGTCTCCTAAAAATTTAAAGTTTGGAAGGGTGAAAGCCGCGTGGCAAATATTGCTTCTTACTTCTAAGATAATATTCTGCAGCATCGATCCCGTCATCATCTAATAGTTTAGTGTAAGTGTTAATAATATTCTGTTCAAAATTACCGAGCCTCTTTCTGTTTGGATTGGTTTTGGAGCTTTCGTCAGACGAGCTAACGGAGGGATCCTCAACAATCACAACAGATTTAGACTCAACGGCTTGCGTAGTATCAATACTATCAAAGTAGGTCCACAAGATTTCAAGCTTATTTTCACCTTTTTCTGTAGAAACACTATCTTTCCTGTATTCTGCAATAGCATTGATTGCTTTTTCAAGTCTACCCTCAAGCATTTGAATTCTTTTCAGTGCTTCAGTATAGTCTTTCTTAAGCTCAGCTAGCTGTCCATCTTCTTCATCACAGCTCATACTCTTGGCCTTTCTATTTACACAAGCCAACACTCTTTTTTCCTGCGAAGCAGATAGCTTCGCACGCCCAACCAATCTACGAGCAGCAGTTACGTGCGCGCAGTCTGGAACTGGGAAGCTTCTTTCGGGCCCACAAAAAGTACCTGCAGCGAGTTTCTTTCTCTGCTCAGTACTAAGTTTTGCATCTCCAAGTTCATGATCTAGGGCCGCACTAAGAAGATACCAGTCAACGTCGTCTGTGTTAGGGTCTTCACCTAATACTTCTTCTTGGTGTATCCCTTCTTCGCTGGCTTCACAGACTTCTTCTTTTTCTTGGGTTTCGCATAAGCTGCTACTATCCGTGACCTCTTGGGCTTCATCCGAAGTGGTAGGTGCATCGAACATCCCCCTTTCCTGTAGTTTCTGTATCAGGCTATCAACTAGTTTATCGTCAACATCAGCGGAGTTGTCAGTAGTGGAATCTTCAGACGTAAGAGTGATATCGGCATCGATATCACCCGTAAGAGCTGGCGCTCCCGAAAGATCGGGGGATGCGATTTCCTCGGCACCCTCTGAAGCTTCCTCTTGATTATCGGAAGCAGTTACTTCCTCATCCTGAGCTACTACTTCAGTAGGAGTCTCCTCTACTGGCTCTTCGCTGACCTGGACAGTTTCTTCTGCCATGTCATTCTCCATTAAGTTATAGATTGAATCAGTAATAAAGATAGTGTTTGGATCAACACTTAGATCTAAGTCTAGCTTTTTGAATTTTAGGCTCAAGTCGCTATTAGAGTCTAGCTCCATCGACTGAACCTGTGATAAATCATCTGCGGGCATATTTACAACAGAGCCTTCTAGCACTTCAAACTTGCCAGTAATGAAAACGCAAACATCTCCATCGTATATCTTGCCATGTCTATGCTCGCAAATATCTCCAGTAGCCCAATCAGAAAGACAAATAGAACAAACATGTCTATCTGTTGTGCTACCAGCGGAAAATGTAATATACCGACCATCAAGGAATTTTTCAATTGCTAGCTGATCAGTAATCCGTGCCGAGACTCTCATCCTACCGAGACCAGGCCACTGCTTGTTAGTGAGAAGACCAAACTTCTTCATTGCGTCGTAGATCTTCTCAGGGTCATCTTGCTCAAAGGCATCTTGAACAATCATATAATCGTTGATATTGCTAAAGAAGCGCATGGCTTCCGCTGCAAGACTCTCCCACTGGCCAGAGGTAAACCGCCCTAGGGGATCGTTGTGACTGTCGTGATGCTGCAAGATTGGCTTGGGATACGGAGTTAGGATTGTTGAGATCCCATCCTGCTGTCCTTTAACTGAATAGATTCGGTTATTAATCCTTCTACCTGAATGGGAAAGATTCCAAGTTACAGACAGCCCTTTCTTCTTATCTTCTTCACCCAAAACCGAATCAATAAGCTTTACCTTATCTCTCTTGGAAAGGGATATGAATCCTTTATCAGGGGAGATCTGCACATAGTCTATTAATTTGAGTACAGGTTTCATTATGAATTCTTTCCAAGTGAACTGGGTTGAGCTAGTAGTTCGGTACCGCAATTATAAGCTTTATCTGTGTAAAACCTGTCAAGCTCATCAATACGCCACCTAATATTTGTAATTATAGTTTCTGGATATATATCTTTGCAAGAGTACTCGTCAAGTCTAAACTTAATAACATTGTGCACTCTTTCCAATTCTTTGGAGTAGTTGTCATATAATGATTGTAGAATATTGTCATGGTGCTGAGTATCATAATCTGATGCAGCATTGCCTATGCTATCAAAGTATGATTTTCTTATCAAGTTTACGGCGTTAGCCTTCGTTTCGTCAAGGTAACTAGTTGTATTCCCATCAAACTTTGGCCCAGCCCTTGTTCCATTCTGGTTGGAGGGTCTTGATGTAGCTGCTGATGCTCTTTGCTGGCCTTGATTTGCTTCAGCTGCAGGCCTGCCAGTTCTTCTAGCTTCTGCACCTTCTCGCCTCTGCCTTTCAACACCCTCTCTGGTTATTGCAGAAGAGGGAGCTTCTGCAAGAGCTTCATCTGCTGCTGGGGACCCGAGAGTTTTGATCAAAGCCAATGGTTCTGAATAAAGCTTAAAGTAAGTCAAATCTCTCTGTTCATCCTCGAAGGGGGCGTACCCGAGAAGCTTTCTTGCTTCTGGTTCGTCTATAAGGTGATTTGTAAACAATTGAATGACTTGGTTTTCTAACTTAGTTCTTTGCTCTTTGTCAACAATGCCGAATTTAATTTCTACTTTATCTTCTGTGGACAGGGCCTTTAGATTAAAGGAACTCTCTTTAAACAACTCATTAAATATGTAAAACTCAATAAAAGTTTTTACGGTCGCTTGGAGCGCTTCGATATCCATGACCGCACCCTTTGATAGGGTTTGTGCCGTGGCACGATTTGCGGTGTCGCCCTCACCCATGTCTACGCCAGAGACACCTAGTCCAGCAAATACTCGATTCTTAAAGTAAGTTAGGTATCCCTCTACTCTTAGAGAACGGCCTTCGGAGCCAACAGCCTGAATAGTGTGGCGGTGGTCAGAAACATATATACCACCCGCAGGCATGTATTCTATTGTTTCTTTTACAATGTCTGATTCTTTCTTTCCGTCAGGGCCATATCTCTCTGGAAGAGCATCAGTTCCAACTGAATAATGGAATAGCGGAAATAGATTTGACTCAATTAATTCTTCTACGTTCTCTTCTATTCTTCTGAGTAGAGCAAGATCATCAAGTACTGGCACAGCCTCTGGAGTACCCATTGCAAAGCCAGGCTTCTTGTTGATGTAGAAGTGTACTACGTCATCTGGGTGAAACTCTTTAGTCTGTCCGGCTGGAGTTCTTTGCCGGATCTTCTTAATCTCACCATTAGCTTTCGTCTTGAAGTGAAGAGTTTCGAATGGAAGAACGAAGTACCCTGCAACAGGCTCAAGCTCACGACCATTTATGTTTTCTCTCACCTTGCCAGAGGATGCTTTTCTATTTCTTACTTTGACAAGCATGCAGTTCGAGAAGCGCAAAAGATCTGATACAACATTACTTACTAGCAAGTTAAAGGGTCTTTGTGTTGCTTGTTCGTGTTCAGCCAACCTAGTCTTTATGTAGGTGAGAGTGTCTGGATTCTTACCAACAATCTCCCAACCAGCAGTTACAAATCTGTTGAGCTTCTTTGTATGCGATCTAAAGAAGTAGCTATCAGTATCCTGAGCGATCTGTATCTCTTCAAGATCATACTCGGGCTTAAACCACTGGCCTCTATGCCTTTCAGAGTAGGACAGAATCCTATTAGGAGCCTTCTTCACTGAAGGCGAGAGACTAGAGGGTAAAGCTTTATCCTGCATTCTGTTTCCAGACACAATGCCAAGAGCTAAGCTAAAAAGTTCTGATTTCATTTCTAGTCCTTTATCCTAACCTAGGGTTCTTGAGCAGTAGCTGGCCCGCCGTGCAGCCCGGATCGATGTTCGAGATCCCCGAGGCCTTGGGGACGTGGTCTATCAGTATCTCCAGGCCTACAAACCCCTGGATCTTCCGGGATAACAATAACTGCTTCGTGCCCACCAGGGGTGGATACAACAATATTCCTATCTTCTGTCGTCTTGATCGAGTAGTCTGGTTGATTGTTTCTCATCATATCTGCAATCTTTTCAAGATCCTCTTCGCATGGATTTGTGCCTGGGGTAAGACTTATAAGTAGTTTAATAAAGTTTATTATATCTAAAATAAGCATAAGCATGCCAATACTCTTGAGATTTAAGCCTATGCCACCAGAAACAAGAGCATTTAAGCTCTTTACAGTAAAGAGTATATTACTAAATATCTTAACTAGCCAAGCTCTACAGTCTCTTAGTGCCAAGATTATCTTCTCAAACGGATCGGCCATATGAAAGTTGGGGTGTTTGAGTGCATCCTCAAGAGTATCATTCGCTTTCATATTGAAGCCGGTGGGTATCCCAATTTCCCCACTTTTTTCCTGCTTCCCAAGGGACCCACTTCCCCAAGTTCCATTTTTATCGACTGTCATTCTGGGAGGAGAAGAAGCTTCTGGCTCACCATACTTCGGTAAAAATCCTTGCTCCCCGCCTTCCTTGTTGGGAGCAAAATCTATACCTCCAGTGCCTGCCTCATCACCGGGCCAGCCAACATCCATCTTCTTGCCCTCACCATCCCAATGGCCTAGTGGACCAAGATCTTTCTTACCCTCTGGTGCATCACCAAAAGACATTGCTTTTCCGACAGCTTCAGCCATCTGAATAGTGTCCTCAATCTCCTTCCATAGCGCTTGTATAGTTTCCAGAGCGCCTATTGCGCAGTCTAGTGGTGCAGTAATCACCTGAATGATCTGCTCTATAAGTTGTGAGATCGCATCTAGCAGTAGCTTTAGTAGCGGGCCAAATAAAACCGTCCAGTCAAGAGATATACTGATTGCCATTTGGGCATACTTTGCCATTAGTGCTTGGAGTGCTAGCAGGATTGCTATCCAATCCTGAATACACCAACTTATCTCACCAAACATATTCCATAGCGGGCATAGGTTTTTTAGAAAGGATAAGGGATCTGCGTAGTCCTTCCAGAAGTTAAGGATATCCTCTATATCCTTGAGGAGTCCATCTAGAGCAAGCAGAAGGTTGATTGGTTGTAACTGAAAGTCGAAGTTCACACGTAGATCACAACCAAAACAATGCTCTATTGCTTCTGCTAAATCTGCATCCTTATCAAAGCCAAGAGCAGCTAATGCTTTTCTAGTATTTCTATTTTTAGATTGAAATGGATTAAACTCTGCATGAATACCTCCTCCTGGGTGGATATCCCACATCCCAACTGCTTCCCACTGCTCGTCATCATCCTTTTCACAAGAGTTAAACTCATTTTGAGTACTTATATACCAGTTCCTATCCTCTTCCTGCTCACCTGAACCCTGCTTAGCTTTCTTGTCTTCTTCTTCTTCATCCTCCTTACTCCCGCCTCCAGCCTGCGCAAAATCCTGAGTGCTCTCTACGGCTTGCTTAGCACCAAATAGTACTTGATCCAATGACTCTAGAGAATTTAGAGACGCTACTTGAAGCGAAACTCTATCTCCTGCTTTCCCGCGTAGGAGTGCAGCCTTTTCTATTTTGTCACAGATATATTTAATATCTGCGTATGGTTGGAGCTGGCCTGCCATTAGTCTTCACTTAAGTTTATTAGATCTGGGTATGAATCTGAACCCTGAATATTGCTATTGATATAGTCTCTATACTCTTGTGCTCTATCATCTGCACCTGGCGAAGACTCTAGATCTATTCCATCTAGATTATTATCATTGAGGGCTTCAATTATCTCGGTAAGTATTTTAGCGAAGTCATCCTTATGTACAAAGTCTCTCCCGATCTTCATAAAGAGCCTCATGTATTTTTCTTCTAACTTAGGCCCCTCGTTTTCATCGAAGTCATCTTCTTTGCCATCTTCCATATCTCTCAGGAAGCCCATTAGATTAAGTCCTCTATGATCCCGGATACAATACCGCCGGACTCTTCCTCATCGCTGCTCTCTTCTTTCATTATGTCTGACGCTTCCGTCATCTCCATCATCTTCTTGCGCTTTAGCAATTCTCTATACTCTGAATAGGTAATCGTACTTTTCTTCTCGCCAAAAACTCTTTTAATTGCTTTCCTGAGTCTGGGCCTTCCCTTAAGTTCAAAAGTATGGGACCAGCCAACGCCGCCTTGTGCGGCTCCTGCCTCTTTGTCAATATGTTCAAACTGCCCAGCCAACATATCTCTTAGCCTCTTAGCCTTAGCTAAGAGTTCACCCTTATGGTTCTCAATAATCTCTGCTTCTTCTGCTGTGATAGGTCTTTTAACTGCTGCCAAACCACCTAGCTCGCTAAGCCTTCTTGTATTTGCATAAGAGCGCTCGATATCTTCTTCAGCCTCCTTTGTAGCCATATCATAGAAAGCCTTTAGATCAATATCTTTGGGCATAAACTCTGGCTTATACAGGTCCTTAAATATCTTCTGAAGTTCTTCTATTGGCTTACTACTTGCCATTATGCTCCAACCTTCCTTGCGTAGTAGGTGATTTTAAGTTGCATGTTTTCTCGTATATCAGCTGGCTCTAGTGCAGGACAATATATTCTTGTCCATACAGGATGATTTGTAAAGGTATCAGCCGCTTCAGTACTACCAATATCTGGAATTTTAATTCCATCTCCAGAGCGAACTAAGTCCCACTCGGCTTCAGTTGGTCGGCGCGTACCATACATAAGCTTGATACCCCAACCAGTTGTGCCCCAGGCCCCTGCATCATTGTAACCCCCAATTACTTCTGGAGTTACTACAATGTTTGTATAGTAGTTAGATGAGTCGCCGTTACGAATGTATACAAGCTGCTCATGAGCACCACCTAGGTATCCATTATGAAAACTCCTGAGTGGGTTTTCAGAAAAGGGTTCTAAGCTACTATCGTATAGCTTTAGCATTCTATCTCCTAAATCCGTGAACCGCGACGGCTATTAAAGCCTCTACGGTGATTTCTTCTATTGCCACCGAAGATAAAACCACTTAACCCGGCACCACCCATCATTGCCATTCTTCTGTTGCTAGTATCTCCCAAAAACTCACGTGTTGCCGTTCTTGCTCCTTTAGTATACGAAGCCACTGATCCACCCCACTCCTTACCGAGGGCGCCCGTGATTTGTTCATCTTTTAATCCAGCGCCCCACTTAGCACCCTTAACCGCGCCGAATCCACCAAGGCCACCCATTACTGCACCTTGTACAAAAGATCCACCAGTTAACCAAGAAGCAGTACCACCAATACCAGCCATTGCGGCACCAGTTGCCAAAGGATGCCAATCGCCACCACCGGCAGCATTAGACGCCACTGCAGGTGCACCGGGAGTGGCACCGGGAGTGGCACCAGTTGCAGGACCTCGCACAAGATTGCCACCAACTGTGTCAAACTCACCTCGCAGACCTCGGGCCATATTGCTCTGCGTCGGATGGAGTGTTAGCGCGTGGCCAGGATTGATGTCCTTCGGGAAGTTGGCAGTGGGATAGGTGCCCTGGCGGGGAGTAAATGCTCTTCTTCTATGTTGGGTAGTATTATGGAGAGCAGCTCGTATAGCAGGAGCAGGAGCAGGAGCAGGAGCAGCTCGCATAGCAGGAGCAGCACGAGCAAGACCAGCCGCGAGGCCAACGCCAGCGACGGCACCAGCGGCACCTCCACCTAGCATCATACCCACATCGCCACCACCATACATACCGCCAGCCAGAGCGCCTACGGCACCACCTGCACCACCGACCATCATCGCTGTTTGTAGCATTAAAGACGCCATAACTTCCTCCTACTTCCAGCTACGGCGTTTCTTACGAGTACGCCTTCTAGAACTCTTGTGTGGTTTTGCTCTCTTGTTAAACATTTCTAAGTCCCTATCAAAGCCTTGCCCTGATGTAGAATGTTCAGCTTGGCCCTCAAAGAGCCTCTCATAGCTAGAATTCTCTTGCTTTCTTATATCGCCACGTCTTCTTCTTGGTTTACTAGCACCTTGTTGAGCTGCGTACTTTTCCTTAATGAATTTATCTTCCTCTAAGTTCTGGCCTCTTACAATCTTTAATACATTAAAAGCTCCAGGTACTCCTCGCTTCTTTAGTTCTCCAAATAAGTCTCTCGCCTCGTCATCTGGTGAGATGTAGTCACTTTGACCGGGATTAAATCTCCCCACAAAGCTAGGCACAGAGATTGGTAAGCTTCTTCCAGCATAAGCAGAGCCTTCGAGTGAAAGTCCTGCAAGAGAGAGCATCCATGCATCAAGCCTGTGATCACCAATTCTTTCATTATCCATTCCATAAACAGGTTTTCCTGTAGCTGCATTTCTCTTAACTACTATATAGTTTAGCATCTGCTTAGCCAAGTTTTCATCTTCGTAGGGAAAAGAGTATAAACCATCCTCCATTATACGTACAGCATTCTCAACTATGTAAGATTTGCCAGCCTTCTTTATTATTTTTCCGGTAACTGGATCTCTCAATTCTACATTCTTTGAAAAGTTAAAAGCAACCAGCCTGTCTGTGAGATGAACTGCCTCCTCTTCCATAGGGGTTCTACTTGCCTTGCCCTTAAGTCTATGAGCATAGACTAGGAGGTCTTCTATGATGGTGTGGCCGTATCCTTCGTCTGCATATATCCAGTTAGGTTTCCATTTAAAGTTAAGACGGACTACCTCCTGCATCCAGCGTTGAGCAGAGTAATCTGAGGACGGAATATTAATGGCATCTAGCGCGAGCCAGCGGCCTGCTGAAGCAGAGTAACCCGATACATAGAACTCAGTACCAGCACGTTTGTTCCAATCAATACCCATGCAAATCATTAGGTTGGCGCGGTCAGGGATCCCCATCTTTCTAAGATTCCCACCATCGAGGGTGTCAGTATAGGAGTAGTCCCACCTGGCGCTCTGGACCCAAGAGGGTCTGAACACACCAAAGGAGCCTTCTATAAACTCAGCCATATATTCTGCAGCAAAGCCTTCTTTTGTACTCTCATCTTCTAGTTCTTTCTTTACTAGGTCCCAGTGCGGGAGTACCGTGGAAGGGTAATAGTCTTCTTTGAAGTCCTCACGATCTACACACCACTGGTAGAACTTAGCTCTCTTGCCGATGGGGGTAGATGTTGCGAACAGATAAACCTCTGGTCGAGTCAAGAGGATTGGCTGGATAACTTTATCCAGAATCTCTTCGGGGATCATGTCCATCTCGTCTAGATAGATAACGTTTGCAGAGGCACCACGAATAGTACCACCACCAGACCCATCACCCTTGTTGCCTAGACCAGAAACATACCCATTTATTCTAGCCTTGTTACTAAACTCCATCCTAAAGAAAGGAGTCTTTACATATAGGGTGTCGCTTCCTCCGGTTGTAACTGCATCCCTAAGCTCAACATTTCTTTTAAGGAGGTCCTCCATCTCGTTAAAGATAGTAGTTAACTGTGACTGATACGGAGTAATGATAAGTACTTCTGGGCCCTGGATTACAGGCTCGCCTCTAGAGTCCCGGCCCTTAGTCACAGCCATATTGAAGCAAAGATATACCAGCTTTAGAGCATAGCTAAAGGTCTTCCCTGATCGTCGACCTTCTCGACAAACATTGCGAAGAGACGAGCATCTTATCTGTTCTTTCTGATAGCTTCTAAGATGCCAGTTTGGATCTGAATCATCAAACCCAAACATCAGCTCTGCCCAAGCTACTGGATCTATAGTAGACAAGAGTATCTTGGTAGCTCTTTCTTCTGAAAGGTCTGAGCTGGCTGCTATCTCTCTTACTTTGCGGGCAGAGCCTTTCGGTAGCCCCCTAGGTATTCCACTACATCTTACCTTAAACTCAGAGTCTGCATTTTGTATATTTTCATTTGTATACTTAGATATCTGTCTTATCTGACAGTTGGTGCAGCTCCTATGCAAGTCTGTGCGGATGCCGAAGTTCTTCTTAAAGTACTCCACAAGTTCAGGATCTGCTTTTGCTTCGGGGCTCTGATAGCGATACCCATACTCATTTGTAAGGTATAACTCCTCTAAAAGCTCTTTTATCCTCTTATCCATGAAGACTACCTGTATGTCGAGAAGTAGTTCTTGTTTGTATGCATAAAGGTTGCTTCCTGCCCAAGGGCTGTCCTCGCATTCAGATGTGAATTTCGCATAGCTTGTACAGCCTTAGATCTCATAGTAAACGCGTTCTGCGTAAAGAAAGAAGCTGTTTCGCCACCGGTATGTGGTACATTCCCTAACCTGATATTTCTACCATGCCTATAACCAGTCTTCAGTAGTGAGTAAGAGCCATAACCCACTAGTGCTGCGCTGCCAGCTAGAGCAGTCGCAGCGAAAGCATATGGGTTGCCCATTGCTGCGCCCCCCATAACGCCACCAGCAATAGCACCAGGAACACCACCGATTGCATTGCCAATACTAGCGCCTACATTACCGCCAATGCCTACCCTTAGCAACCTAAAGGTGCTCCCAACTTGAAACCCTACAGAAGGACCAGCAGCACCTTGCGCAACCTGCTGAATCTTATTTATGGAAGGACCTCCAAACAGACTCAGGCCCAGCATGGTGCCGTAGTCCATAGCCACCGCATCTAGCAGTCCAGTCATTCCGCTTCTACTGCTCATATTGCCTTGGTAACCTTGATATGCAAAGTATGCAGATCCAACAGGAGATATTAAAGAGAAGGCAGTAGATCCCCAGCCTCTTTGTAGTGCTGCGACATTGGGAGCAATGCCTCCTCCTGCAGCCTTAACCCCAGCTCTTGGATCTAAAGCAACGTTCTGAGGATCTATAATATCAAGACCACTACCAAGCATACCTCCAGTACCTGTTATGCTTACATTCCCTGGCCCCCAATTCATTATTCGCTGGTTACCAGTAACCTGAGCACCATGCTCGTACCAATACCCACCACCAATCATAACGGCTTCGTGGTGTGCTCTCAGCATCTTATCCATTAGATTCATTTTACATCCTATGGTGGTTAATTGGTGACACGAACATATCTCTTAGAGCATGCCTCTGACTAAAGGCCATGTCCTCACGTCTTCGCTGTCTTCTTTGGTTGTCTACCCCATACACCTCATACGATGATAGCTTTCTTTTGTTCCAAATGCTATTCGTCGTACCAAGACTATCTATCGCCATAGTCTTGTCTAGTTCACCGTAGCCACTTCTTCTACTAGTCTTGTATGGGGTTATTCCCCCGCGAGTTTTCATGAGACTCGCGGAGTCCATCATCATCTCATGCATATACGAGTTGTGTGGAGTATTCTTATAATCTGTCACCATCATACTTCGATAGTCTTCAGAGAACCCTGCTTCTTTAAACCGGGTACCAATCTGTGTAGCAGCAATTCTATCAGCAGTACTAACAAACCCTTGGTCTTGAGCATTCTGCATAAGCGACGACATCGACATCGTCGTTGCGTTCCTAGCTACCTTACTCATACGCGAGAAGGTATTAAAGGTCATCCTTTTGCCAGTGACGTCTGCAACGTCACTATAAATCTGGAAGAATGGGTCTTCCCACATCCCAGTCTGACCTCTTCTTGAGAATGACTCTAGTCTTTGGATAGCACCAGTATCAACAAGCGGAGTTGTACCTTTCTTGAAGAACGGTAGTGCTGCAACATGACCCCTCTTGGCAAGCTCAAAGTTTACATTCCTACCATCAGCAATGACAGCGCCAACCATACGGCCATAGGTTACATTCTCGGGATCAAATACTAGCTGTAGATCCCCAGTCTCCCCGAGCATTGCTCTTAATGCATTTGTAGCATCATCCGCATGAGGCTGAGCAGCCTTCATTCCTAGCTCGCCGTGGAATGTTTCAGGAGCATCAATTCCTGCAAGACGGAAATCGTAACCCCGGTTCATTCCAAAGAAGCTCTGTACGGCACCTCTT